TTACACCATCACTGGCGCAACATTAGCTGCAGTTGAGGCTGCTGCATAGGAGGCATTATGTCTAATTTCAATAGCACGCCGCTTGTCGCGCAATGGGACTTTGCGGCAGATGGTACTGGGGCAACAGTGACCTATCAAGGCACCAATCCCATCCAGATTGAGGCATCGGGCACGGATTTTGGGAGCGGTACAGTTGTGGTAAACTCATCACTAGACGGGGGAACCACATTTCTACCACTAACAGATGCTAGTTTTACTGCAAATGGGCGCAGCGGCCCGTATCTTGCAAGCCGTGGTGAGAAGTTCCAAGCCGTTCTTTCGGGTTCATCAAGCCCCAGCGTTAGTGTTTATATTTACGAGACTGTGAGGAATTGATATGGCTGTATTAGCAAATGATTCTGGTGTGACAACTCCGGGCAGCGCCACTGACAACGCTGTTGCCCGGTGGAATGGAACTGATGGTAGTGCGCTGCAGGATTCAGGTGTCATTGTTGACGATTCTGATAACGTAACTGGCATAGCCGCCGCCACAATGGATGAAATGAAGCTTTCCGATGGCGAATATACTGTTACCTTTTCAGCGTCTCTGAGTAGCGATAGAACTGTGACGGTAGGCAACGTGTCTGGTTCATTAGTGACAACTGCCACCACCGCCACGCTGATTAACAAAACTTTGGGAAGTGGAACTGAATTAGGGGCAGATTTGGATGCCGCTGGCTATAACATTGACGATGCTGGCGATATTAACGGCAGGGCTGGTGTTGTTGCTGTCTCTGGCACTAGTAAGACTCTAGCGCTAACAGATGCCAACACGATTCAGGAATGCTCTAACGGTAGTGGGCAGGCTATCACGATTGACACAAACACCAATGTCGCATTCCCACTAAAAACATGGCTGACATTTGAGCAGCATGGCGCGGGAACGGTTAGCATTACTGGCGCTAGCGGTGTTTCGATTAACGGCAACACTGAGGCGGGCGGTGGAGAATCTACAGTAAGTATTTCTGCGCAATGGGGCGCTGTCACAATCAGAAAAATTGGAACAAATGCGTTTATTGCATACGGGAGCCTGTAATGCTTAGTTTTATGGGTAACAGTGGAGTTATTGCATCTAGCGGGGGCCTGTACGCGGCAAACGCAGTGGACTTTGATGGCACTAATGATTATCTAACGCATACCAACTTCACGGGGGTCGTCGATGGCGCGGTTCTGGCGGTAAGTATGTATATCTACCCCGTGAATGTATCAAACAACCCATACATAATAGGATGTAACGCGGGAGGTGGCACGCCAGACCATCGGGTGCCGCAGGTTAGGTCGGATAGAACTCTGCGTGTGCGTATGGAGAATGCGGCGCTAAGTGCTGTGGTTGATTTTACCACGGGCACCGCCTTAACCGCATCATCTTGGAATCACGTTATCTTTTCCTTCGACCTCGCAAATTCGAGTAATCGAGCGGTTTACATCAACGACTCCCTAGATAGCACAACATGGACAACTTACAACACTTCCGGCACCATAGACCTTACGCCGGGTAATTGGTTTGTGGGAACGTCCGCGTCATCAGGAGACAAATTGAACGGGTATTTAGCCGACGTTTGGGCGCGGTTTGGTGGGTCATACTTAGATATAACCGACACCGCCACTCGCCGGAAGTTTATAGACGCAGACGGCAAGCCTGTCGACTTAGGGGCAGACGGCAGCAAGCCGACCGGAAGCGCGCCGCAACTATTTCTAAGTGGCGAAACTGCGTCTTGGCACACTAATAAAGGAACCGGAGGGGGGCTGACAGAGGTAGGCGCTTTGACTGACGCACCTTCCAGTCCGAGCGACTAAATGGAATGAAAGACTATTTTGAGAAATTCTCCCAGATGGACTACCTGACATGGTTTAGTGTCATGTTTGTGGCCTTGTCTGCTACCATCGTTAGGCTTCTGATTGAGGCCCAAGCGCTGACAGTTAGAGGGTTTATAATTAGCTCTATCATGGCTGCATTTCTTGCGTATATCACTGCGCTTTACTGCATGGAAATTGAAATGAGCGCAAAGATGATGGGTGTTACTGTTGGTTTAGTGACTTATCAGGCCGTGAATATTTTAACTGGCCTTGGAAAACTGGGAGCGGCCTTTGCCAAAGACCCAATTGCTTTAGCTGAAAAAATCCGTAATATATTTAAGAAGTGATATGATGTTACAGGCACTCATACGCAATCTAATCGGCACAACCATAATGGTTGCCCTGTCGCTTTTTCTCTTTTCGCAAGCCAGAAGCGCTGTAATTTATCACGGCGGAAAGAGCTATTTCAATTATCCTATCTATGTATTAGCGCAAGTGAGCGTGTCATGAAGCATGTATTCAGCAATCACAGCATCCAGCAGCTTCACACGCTGCACCCTGACCTGCAAAAAATCTGTCGATTTGTCTTGCCGCACCATGATTTCAAGATTCAGCAAGGATACCGTGACAAAGAGGCGCAGAATTTAGCTGTGGCCAAAGGCTATAGCAAGGTGAGATTCCCCAACAGTAAGCACAACACCAGCCCAAGCATGGCAATGGATTTGCTGCCATTCGTAAATGGCAAATTCATTGGCTGGGATAACTGGGCACAATGGCGCTTCTTTGGTGGTATAGTCATGGGATATGCCGCAGCCCTGCATGACGCGGGGGAGATAAGCCATCGCTTGCGCTGGGGGCATGATTTTAACATGAATAACGACTTGAAAGATGGTAAGTTTATAGATGCGCCACATTTTGAGTTAGTGGAGCTGTAAAATGGAAGAAAAGCTATGAAACAATTTTATGGAACGAAGAAGCTGAACGCTAAACCCATGACGCGGGGAGAGTATAACGAGTTTCGCGGATGGGGCTTACCATCTGATGAGAGCGGTGACGATGAGGGGTATCTTGTCGAATATCTGGATGGTGGTAAAGGAAATCACCCAGATTTTGAGGGTTATATCTCATGGTCACCTGCTGATGTGTTTGAGAAAGCATATCAGCCGATTAATGCTCTAAACTTTGGTCACGCCATTGTAGCGCTTAAAGAGGGAAAAAAGGTCGCCCGCGCAGGATGGAATGGAGTTAACCAGTATGTTTACTATGTGCCAGCGAACAGTTACCCAGCACAAACAGATGCTGCGAAATCTGAATTTGGTGATAGCGTACCTTACCGCGCTTACTTTGCTCTGAGAACCGCGCAGAATGATGTGGCAACTTGGGTTCCATCAATATCAGATGCACTGGCTGACGATTGGCAAATTGTAGAATAGGAGAAAAGCTATGAAAATTCTAAACTGGGCATTAGCCCGCCTGAAAGAGAAATCAACTTGGGCGGCTATCTTTACGCTTGCAGCCACGGCTTTGGGCGTGACGCTGGAACCTGCTTTGAAGGAGGCCATTATTACGGCTGGCATGGCAGTATCAAGCGCCGTTCTTATTGGCATTAGTGAAAAATAATGTGGCTGGCAATTACATGGGCCGCCGTGTTGTTAGGCTTTGCAGGTGCCTTGATATGGGCATTCCGGCAGGGCAAGCAACACGGCATAGCTCAGGAAGCGAATGAGACTTATGAAGCTGAAAACAATGCTCGTGCTTATAAGCGCCGTATTTCTAAGCGGTTGCAGCAAATGCGAGATAAGCGGTAACTTCTGCGACCTTTACGAGCCGACTGGCGTAATGGAAAACGGATTGCCAAATATTAATGACGCGGTTTATGAGTGTATGTGTTTGGGCAGTGATGCGGATTGGTGTGATTAGAGGGTGCTTTAGAGCAAACCTTATATAGTGCGCTATACTTAATAACAGGCTGTAATATATAAACTAATCCGCTTTAGAGTAAACTACTAAACATCCAGCCAAGCAAGCCCGATTAGAACCACCCCAAACAGCACCGCAGAAAAGAACAGCGATGCGAAGGCGTATAATAGGCGGTAGTTATTTGGCTTCATTTCTTCTCCAATATCTCGTTAATGGTGGTTAGGGCTTTTTGGGCTTTTGGAATCCAGTCCTTTTCATCAGACACAGAAAAGCCAGCGCCTCCCTGCACTTCTTTCATGTTTATAATAACAGATTCAGCGTTAAATATACCTTCCTCCAAAGCATCCCTAGCCACTTCCAGCGCACTGCCTAGGCGTTCTTGCTGGGCATCCATAGCATCAATCGCGGCCTGTGCTTTCATAATTGCCTGCTCACCATCGGTTAAGCTATCAAATTCAACTAGCCTTTCTTCTTCATCAAGAATAGCCCTAGCCACCCGCTCTAATTGCTCTTTATTGGTCATTGGGTTTGTTCCTTGGTGCTTAACTGTTCTTGTAGCCATTCAAACAATCCGTCTTTGTCGCCTTTGCGTAAGTCGTACTCCTTGCCTTTTACTTCAAATATATCCAAAGGCTCTTTGCCGGTTCGGACGCTTCTCTGTCCGACCACCTCGTCTTTTACAAAAACTTCATAAACATAGCTATGTCCTGCGCTTCCGTAGTTCAGGTGCATACTGAGCCTGAAAGTTACATCGTGCTTTTCCATCACACTTCCCTCACTTTCTGTTTAATCGCGGTTAGGGCTGCTGATGCTAATATTTCCGCCTTAGTGGACTTGCCGCACGGCTCATCCAATATCGGAAAGAATGTTTTATCACTTAAAAGTCTCTCGCAGCTCCCCAACATCTCCACCACGTCATCCAGCGCTTGCTGGTAGGCGGCTTGGTAAACACGGCTTGCGAGTGAATATTCATCCTCTGATAAATTATTCTTTGTCGCTACCGCCTCAAACTTCTCTCTAATCTTGTCAGTCATCACCGCCCCCAATTCATGCGGCCTTCAACCGCTTTTTTGATGCGCACTGCACCTACTGCATCACAGGCGTTTTCTGCGTCACGCCCCGTTCTGAACCACTCAATAGGAAAATGACCGCCAGTAGGCGGAAGGTCGCAATTAATGTTAAGGTATATTGTGTTAATTTGCTTATGTTCTCCAGAATAACACAGCGCAACCTTAGCATCTTTGGCAGCACATGCGCCGGGCTGTGCCATCAGAAGCATCTGCACCTCTAGCCATTCTTTCATGATGGCTGCTGATTTTTCATCGCGGAATGCTGGGTGGTCACGGTTACGCTGTGAACCATCCTCACTGACTGTGCGCCACTCACCCTCAATACCCTGCCCAACAATCCACATCTCCTTTTCAGGGTCATTACACACAAACACAGCCGGATGGGTGCTTTCTACCTGCGCCGCCTGTTTTTTCTCAAGCTCTGCAATTTGGGCTTTCAACCCGTCTATTTCTTTCTGAATGTTCATTTTCTCGCTGCCTCTCCATTTTCGTACATTGCCT